AGCGCACGAGCGGCAACAGAATAGCTCTGCAAAATCTTACCGGCTTCAGACGCTGTCGTCTTTGTCATCGCCGCAAACTGATCGGGACGAAGACCAACTTGATTGATAGCAGCCTCAAGCGCTGTGTCGTCAATCTTATCCAACTGCGACAGCGTGCGATAGACGGCATCGCTGACCTGCTCCTTCGCAGGATTGAAACCAAACTGCGTCGGGTTATCCTTCATCAACTGCAAAGCCATCCGCACAGCGGTTTTGCTGTACGCTTCCTGCACTTTGCTGTCGGTGACAGCCGTTGCCGGATCTACCTGTTCCAACAGAGCCTTGCCGTATGCTTTGACATATTGCGAATGCACGTCTTCGAAGTCGCGTGTCATTGCATTGGCAATGTTTTGTTCAGCTTCGGTGAGCGGTGCAGCCGGATTTGTCGTGGTGACGTTGCGCTTGACAAGCTCTTCGCCAATGAGTTCACCACGCTCCTTGATTGTCGGAGCCTTCGTTGCTTTGGCAGAGGCTACGCCGCTGACAACACCGCCAAGTGTAGATGCGAATACGGTACGAGCAAAGCTGTATTCGGGTACTTCTTCACCCATGATACGAGCAGTCTGCTGTTCAGCACGCTGCGAGGTGAGATCAGTGGCACCGGCTACAGCAGCTTCGGTAGCGGTAGATACACCAATTTCGGCACGCTTTGCTGTTTGACTAAGCGCTTGTTTCTGAGTGGCACGAGTTGCAGCTTCTTCCGATAGCTTCTTAGCGCCCTGACGAACAACAATGGATGACGTCGCTTTACCGAAACCAACACCGGCATATGTGGACGGATCGCTGATAATCGCTTTGGCAATATCAAAAGCAGTGCGACCTTTGCCCGGTGCAGCTTCGGCTTGTTCATACAAACGACGACCAAGAGCAATAGCCTCTTGAGTTTCCATGCCGGAATTCTTCAGCGCAGCCAGTTCAGGAATGGTGCCAAAAACAGTATTGAATTCGGCAAAGCGACGTTGGCTGTAGAACCGATTAACAAAGTCTTCGCGAGTTTCTTTGTCGGGATTAAATACGGGCTGACCAACAGCCTTCATATAGCTATTGGCAATATTAAAATAATCGTCTCGCTTTACAAGCTGTTCAAACGGAACTTCTTGAGCCTTTTGTTGTTCGCGACGAATCTGAATATTCTGCTGACGTTGCTTACCCTGCACAGGAAAGACGCCAAAGGCTGCACCGCCGGTACCTTCAACCGGAGCCATTGTTGATGGGGCAAGGCCGGTTTCTTGCTGATAACTTTTACGATCTTCGTCAGCCTGCTTACGAATTGATTCAATTGTTGGAGCAGGAATTAGATCTGCAAATGCACTAGATTTTTTTTGAGTAATAAGATCGTCGAATGTCCCGGTTGATTTATTAGCCGGAATCAAATCGTCAAACATAGCCATCACAAATCTCCCGGTGGCGTAATACCCATATCCTTCAATCGTTGAATAACCGCATCTCGGCTTGCACCACGACGAATAGCATCGCGAGCTTCATTAATAACTGCTGAAGAAGGTGTAGCGGCAGCAGGAGGTTGCACTTGAGTGCGCGGTGTTGCACCCTGTCCTGCACGACCTGCGCCCGGAGTAGGCGCGGCTGTAGAAGCAGGGGCAGCAGGTGCAGCACCACGCTCAGGCAGCGAAGGCTTCGGACGAGGCGCAGGCATCGCGGGTGCTTCAGTCAACACAGGGCGGCGATTCTCATCAAGCCTGATGCCGAATACCTGCAAAGCAGATTCAATCTTCTTATCCGTAACAGTGCCGTCTTGTCCCATGTATGGACGAAGCGCGGCAACAACGCCTTCCTGCTCGCGACGAATCAGTCGCTTTTGCATGTCAGGATCGTTGCCAGAATATGCCATCGATGTGCTGCCATCGGCATTAGTGACAAACGACAGTTGCTGACCAATAGCGCCAGTGCCGTATGTGCTGCGAACAGCGTTAGCACCGGCAGTACGACCAATGCTAACCAACGAGTTTGTCGTCGGGATCTTTTCGTCTTGCTTACCGGCAGCTTCTTGACGACGCTTGTAGTCGCTGTATTCGCGCAGATATCCTTCAGCCCACTTCTTATCTTGCTCGCTGACATTAGCCATCGTCTTGTCGAACATGATGGCTTGAGCACGCGACAGCTTTTTCGCGTGATCCATCTGATCTTCCGTCATGTTGGACGTTGTCACACGATAGGAATCAACACGATTCTTTGCGTCTGTGGCTTCTTTGCTATTTGCACCAAACTGTTGCACAGCATCAGCGTAGGAGGTTTCATATGCCTCAAGCTTTTGCTTCCACGTCTTCTTATCTTCTTTCTTCAACACATCGAAGTTGATAGACGCAGCAACCTGCGGCATCTGAGGACGAGTACCCGCTTCAGCACGAGCAACATCCTCGCGGGTAAGACCACGCATCGACGCAAGCTGTTCGAAACGACGCTCTTGTTGACGCTGTGACGGAGCAAGCATAGATCCGCCTTCAGTTTGCAACAGCTTCGCCGGTTCAATTTGTACTGTCGGACGAGCCGCATTTCGAATCAATTCGTCGGGCGTACCAGAGAACAGCTTCTCTTTGTTGATGGTGACGAGCTTAGCCGGATCAACATCCACGCCGGAAAGCTTAGCCTTCTGGAGCGCTTCGAAAGCTGTCGGCGCTGTCAGATAAGCCTTTTGCAACTCGGGGTCATTAACACCGAATTCTTCCAGAGCAGACTTGCGCTGACGCAGTTCCTGTTCAATGGCAGCGGCTTCTTTGTCTTGCTGTTGCTTCAGCACAGACGCACGCTCAATGCGTCCTTGTAGCGCAAGATTAGAGAACTTACGCTCTTCTTCAATGCGCTCAACAATACTCTCAGAAAGACCGGCAGCAAATCCTGCAAGACTAAAGCCCATTATTTCTTCCTCCGAGTAACGATGCCGCCAACTTCTTCTTTGACATCAGCCATCTTTGTTACAGATTCTTCTACAACTTTTTGAACAAGATCGGTAGGCATGACACGTTGAGTATTGATGTCTTCTTGATCAATGACATACTTTACATCGTAAATTTCAGCCATTGCAATCATTAGCTCAACAAGTACCGGCTTGACGAGCATTGCAGCATCAATGCTGTGCATGCCCTGCATTACACCAACTTTCGTTATACCATCAGCAATGGTGAGCAACGGAATATCTCGCTTGATGCTATCAATGAGATTTTTCATAATCTCCGGCTCAGTGAGTCGATCAGAATAATAATCGACCACTTCATCAAGCGTAGTATATTGCGGAGGCTGCTCCCAAGGAGCATTACCCGGCTCACCTGTTAAAGAGATACCGGGAATCGGTTGATGGAGAAAATCACCCTGCATTTTTAGCCTTCACTTTCTGAGCCGTTTTACGAATGGTAGCGATGTAAGAAGCAATGGTGTCGATATAGTCGGCATTGTTAATTGTATCTTCTTTAATCTTACGAGACATAATGCCGCTATCAGCTTTTTGAGGCTTCTTTCCCATTTTACTAATACGCTCTTCAACTTGAGCCATAAACTTTTTGTAATTTTTCATATTAACCACCAATCAAATCTTTGATGAAGTTTTTACCAGCATCAATAATGCTATCACCAATCTTGGTACCAGTCAATACTGATCCGACTAGCTTTGCAAAAGATGAACTTGTTTCGGCATCGATTTTTTCACGAGCAAGTTCAGCCTGCAACACCGCAGTAGCCATCGATGCAGCACGATCTTCAGCACGCTCATAGCTATCAAACACCATCTTCACCTGATCGCGATAAAGCTGCACTTCATTGTTATATTGCGACAACGTCATGTTATTCATCGCACGAGCATTCTCGAAGTTGGCAGCGTTTACTTGAGCAGTGTTGGCAGTGCTAATTTCAGCAAGCAATTGTGCATTTGCCTGATCAATAACTGTCCGATTCTTAACATTAAACTCTTCGCGCCTGTTCTCCATCTCAGCATTAAACTTCGCCAGAGCATTTGCTTCTCCGGCATTGAATCGCTCCATAGCATTCTTTTGCGCGGTGTTAAACTCAGAAACCTTTGTTGCAAGTTCTGTATTAAATTGATCAGCTTGCTGCTGACTTGATGCGTTAAATTGTCGTGCAGTATTTTCTGCCGCAGCATCAGACAAGATTGACTGTGTTAGTTCTTGTGCCTTGAACAATGCCATTTGCTGCTGATTGTTCATGTTCGCTATCGACATCTGCAAGAAGTTTTGAGCATTAGCAACACGGGTTTGTTGACGCGCACTCAAGTTGGCTGTCTCCATGTTAGCAATGGTGGCAGCATTTGCAATTACCGTAGCCTGTCGATTGTTCAAATTAGCAAGATCAACACTCTGAGCCAAACGAGCATTTTCCAAATAAACTTGCTGCTCGGCAGTAAAGTTCATGTTGGCAATATCAGCAATCTTTGCCGCATTCACCACACGAGTTTGGAATGCTTGATCAAACTCTTGTCCGAGGAATTGAGCACGCTGTTGTGCAGACAACACAGCAACTTGTTGACGATTGGACAGATTCTGTGATTCCATCTCTCGGTACGCAGCAGCGTCAGCACTAGCAATCGGAATAGCCGACTCCATCGCAGCCTGAATGATGGCTTGTCCTGCCATGCTAGAGGCACCAAGACCACGCGCTGCCAACATCGACGTAGCGGCCCTAACAGCACCTGCTGCCCACGGAGGAGGATTGCGCGTGTCGAAGTCAGCGGTGAGCTTAGTAAGCTGACCCTGCACTGTCATCTCTTCACTTACGCGACCTTGTGCTGCTTGCGTCTGTGCAATGGCTTGTTCAACACGTTGCTGATCAACAGCAGGGCCGGTAACGAGTTCGCCCTCTTGCAGACGACGCTGAGCAAGCTGAACCTGACGGGCTTGATCAAGCGTCTGTGCTTGCGCCATAGCTGCCTGCATCTGCTCGGGCGTAAGCTGAGCAGCCTCAATAACAGGTGCTTCGCCTTGTGCTGCTGTCAACGGAGCAAGTGCTTTTTCTACGATATCGCGAGTTTGGACAGCAGTAACAGATCTTGGCGTCACTGCTTCAGGAACAGCAATTTCGGGAGCAGCCTGTGCTGTTGTAACAGTTGCCGCAGTTGCTTTACCGGCAGCATACTGATCTGCATCAAGCTGCATCTGAGGAGTAACTTGTGTCTGCTGAGCCTGCACTGTTTGCATTGCACCGGCTTTAGGCACACCAGTTTCACCGTATTCAACGCCCGGTGTGGCTTTGGGAACGGTTGTTCCTTTGGTAGACGAAAGGCGTTGAAGCTCAGACCAGTTGTCAGCAGTTTGCTTACCAAATTGACTTTCAGCAGCAGCACGAATCTGAGCATCCGTCATTCCCAATGACAGGAGACGATTGTATTCAGCCGCCTTTTGATCAGCAGTTGCTGTTGCAGGATCAATATTAATTTTTACACCACCGCTACCACCGGGTGTCGGTGATCCGCCTACTGGCATATTCGCCATTTCTTTAGAGCGATCTGCGGGGGTTATTCGTTTTTTCTCTTCTGTATTGCTGTTATTTCTTTGCTGATTAATCAACTCATCCATGTACGCATCAGCATCACTATAATCCATTGTCATCTTGTTGGGATTATAGTTGGGATAACGTTCACGAACTTTGGCAACAAGGTCTTGGTTGTCTGCCGCTGTCTTATTGGGATTGATGGTTTTCTTTTCTTCTTGTCCGGCAGTGGTAAACATATTATCAGTGACCCCACCCGGCATCGGAGTAACGCCTGTATTGCCACCACGAGTAGCGTTTTTAGCTAGGTCTTGAATGTTTGTCGTTGTTTTACTTGCACGTTCCCGTGCCTCTTGTGAATTCACAAGCTGTTGACGAATTTGATCAGCAGAAAAATTTGACGTCTTGTAAAATTCTAATCCACCTGCATCTGCCTCTCGACCCAGTACGCTGCGATAAAGACCACGAATTTCTTCATCAGAAGCAGCAGTGCCCGTTGCAAATTGTTGAGCGCGACGTGCTTCAGCAGTTCGTTGTAGCGACTGCCAATTTTCGTCGGTTTGCTGTCCCGCAGCAGTTCGAATATCAGCGTCACTATATCCTTTACCAAGATATTGATTGTATAGATCTGCTTTTTGATCTGTCGTATACGAGCCAATATCAGAAGGCAATGTCAAACCACCTGCCTGATACTTCTTCACCATGCCGCCCTTTGCCATATACTTATCGGCAATCATTCCATATTTCATGGCGAGAGCAGGCGAGCTTTGCAAAAACTCATCGAAGCCCTGCATGGGGCCGTCGTAGCCAAGCTTACGGGCTACGATCTCTTTTTGCTTAGCGGTAAATTCTTTGCTCATGTTGTTCTCGGTGAAGTAAGTGCATCGTTGATGTAGGGCAGTAGCGACGGATTATCCCTCAGAAGAGCAATGAGTCCGGCAACTACGCAAAACACTTGTCGTTCTGTCATCTCAAGTTGAAAGATTTCGTCGATGACATGAACAGCTTCGTGAATCAGTGTATCACATTCTAGAAGCTTTTGTTGCCCCGCCCTAAGAGAAATGACACTTGTTTCGAAGTCTACACCACCATCTTGATCTTCATATTCTTGCAGCTTCACAACGTCGTATTCGCGACCTATGATTTTCAAGAGGTTTGGTGTATTCACAGTTTATCCTTTTCGAACTTCTTTATAGATCTGATAGACTTTATGACCAATCATAATGACGGTGTAGATGAGCGTCGCCCAAACAAGAATCTCTGAAACCGGATAACCGGCAAGTGTTGCAACTGATACTGCCGTTGGTGGCGCAGCTTTAGCTGCAATCATTGCTCCAGATTCGGCGGCGTGTTGGGCGGTTTCCATAGTCATTTTAGTAGCTCTGCTTCTGCCTGTCTTCGCAGTGTCAGTCCCCTCAAGACTCTACCTGCGGCTTTATTCCACTTAACTATCTCTTCTTGGGCACCTGCCCAATCCTCAGCATCAACACGCTTTTTAAGCGTACTAATCCGATAATTGCCAAGGCCACAGTTATATGCGAAAGAGATGATTGCGGCAAGCCGACGAGGAGGTTGTTTTGCCAAAATTGGCGAAAGTTTCAACACCCCTGTAGCAAAGTGTATTAAATGATTGTCTAGTTCTTGTTGTGCCTTCTGTTCCGTCCAGACTGTGCCGGGAACAATGTCAGGGCCGGTACAGCCCCATCCAATCGTCCACGGATGTCCACCTGTACCGGGATCAGGATAAGCTGTACAGTCCCCATTGGCAAGGCGTTTGGCATAGCCCTCAAAGGGCTTTACCAACACCTCGCCTGCGATTTTAATCGCTTCTTTCATTGCTTATTATATTTTTCGATGGAGCGACCAACGAACCAGAACGTCAGACACATGTTCAACATAGCAAAGTCATCAACGTCCCATGACTGACGCAAAATCTCAGCCCAATGACCACCCGTCTGCATTGCTAATGTAATGGCAGCAATCTTCACTGCGGCATACATGAAGAACAACGCCCACGTAATGCCGGGACGCACTAGAGCCGATACAGCAGCAACAAACCAACCGGCTTCCTTAGCCGTAGCAGACTGCTCTTTGAAAGCTTCTTTGATGGTATCAAGCTGCTTAACGGAATAGTCGACATAGCGCTCTTCCATCTTGAATTGACCGCGCATCTTCTCCAGATCAGTCTGAAGCGTGAACATAGACAACTCATGCTTGCGCTCATTGCCTTTGTCCATAAACTTCAACACTTCGGGAGCAAGACGAAACAAACCACCGAAGATACTACCAAGCAAACCACCACCCAACATTTCTAACATATCAAGCTCCTAAAGCAACAAAAAACAGAAGAGCGCCAATACCACCAACGCCCAACGACACATAGAACAAAGACATCATCACTGCCAAAATTGCAGCAGACGACAACACGATGGCAAGCTGTAGTGCCATTGCCGAGTATGAGAACCAAGGCGACTTAATCTTTGCTGCGTCTCTCGCAGCCTCTGCTGCGCGTGCCTTAGCCTCAATTTCTTCCATATCGCCACGCAGACGAACAACTTCGTCTTTAGAACCTGCGACTTCGTGAATGGTGGCTCTAACATTCTTGGTGCCATACCACGTCCACAGGTTGTTAGCGGCTATGGTGCTGTTAAGTACAGCAGATGAGTTTCGTCCGGCAAAGTAATTTGTAATAGCAAGACATAAAGCAAAGATGCTAATGCTAATCGCAGCAAGTGCTTTGACATATGCTTCCCTCTCAGAGCGAGTAGCGTTCGCAGGTGGTCGTTTAAAACTCATTGTTGTACGCTGTTAATAATATAGTAACCAACGGCAATAATTGCCGTCAACAAGAATGCAATAGCTGCACCATATTTAACATTGAGCATGAATGCCTGCTGCCGCAGTCGGTGTTCACGCTCTTTCTTTTCGCGCTCCTTCCGTAGTCGGATGCGCTCCATAATCATTTCGTTATAGACATTCTCGCCATAATGAGCGATGATGAGAATCTTCAACTCATATTCTTGCTTTATAAGCGCTTGCTTATGCATGGTGATCTGTAGAGCTTCTTGCTCAACGCTATCATCATGAAGTAGTCGCTTAAAAACAGATTGCTTTTTGTTGGCTTTCTCAGTGGCAAGGCGATTGAAG